ATGCTGGAACAAATGGGCATTGCCGCGAAGCAAGCCTCGTATAAATTAGCGCAACTCTCCAGCCGCGAAAAAAATCGCGTGCTGGAAAAAATCGCCGATGAACTGGAAGCACAAAGCGAAATCATCCTCAACGCTAACGCCCAGGATGTTGCTGACGCGCGTGCCAATGGCCTTGGCGAAGCGATGCTTGACCGTCTGGCACTGACGCCCGCACGGCTGAAAGGCATTGCCGATGATGTGCGCCAGGTGTGTAACCTCGCCGATCCGGTGGGGCAGGTAATCGATGGCAGCGTACTGGACAGCGGCCTGCGTCTTGAGCGTCGTCGCGTACCGCTGGGGGTTATTGGCGTGATTTATGAAGCGCGCCCGAACGTGACGGTTGATGTCGCTTCGCTGTGCCTGAAAACCGGTAATGCGGTGATCCTGCGCGGTGGCAAAGAAACGTGTCGCACTAACGCTGCAACGGTGGCGGTGATTCAGGACGCCCTGAAATCCTGCGGCTTACCGGCGGGTGCCGTGCAGGCGATTGATAATCCTGACCGTGCGCTGGTCAGTGAAATGCTGCGTATGGATAAATACATCGACATGCTGATCCCGCGTGGTGGCGCTGGTTTGCATAAACTGTGCCGTGAACAGTCGACAATCCCGGTGATCACAGGTGGTATAGGCGTATGCCATATTTACGTTGATGAAAGTGTAGAGATCGCTGAAGCATTAAAAGTGATCGTCAACGCGAAAACTCAGCGTCCGAGCACATGTAATACGGTTGAAACGTTGCTGGTGAATAAAAACATCGCCGATAGCTTCCTGCCCGCATTAAGCAAACAAATGGCGGAAAGCGGCGTGACATTACACGCAGATGCAGCTGCACTGGCGCAGTTGCAGGCAGGCCCTGCGAAGGTGGTTGCTGTTAAAGCCGAAGAGTATGACGATGAGTTTCTGTCATTAGATTTGAACGTCAAAATCGTCAGCGATCTTGACGATGCCATCGCCCATATTCGTGAACACGGCACACAACACTCCGATGCGATCCTGACCCGCGATATGCGCAACGCCCAGCGTTTTGTTAACGAAGTGGATTCGTCCGCTGTTTACGTTAACGCCTCTACGCGTTTTACCGACGGCGGCCAGTTTGGTCTGGGTGCGGAAGTGGCGGTAAGCACACAAAAACTCCACGCGCGTGGCCCAATGGGGCTGGAAGCACTGACCACTTACAAGTGGATCGGCATTGGTGATTACACCATTCGTGCGTAAATAAAACCGGGTGATGCAAAAGTAGCCATTTGATTCACAAGGCCATTGACGCATCGCCCGGTTAGTTTTAACCTTGTCCACCGTGATTCACGTTCGTGAACATGTCCTTTCAGGGCCGATATAGCTCAGTTGGTAGAGCAGCGCATTCGTAATGCGAAGGTCGTAGGTTCGACTCCTATTATCGGCACCATTTAAATCAATAAGTTACACATCATTAGTACCTTCCTTATTTTTTGACTGGGACAAATTTGGGACCGATGGGTTCAGGATCGAGTCTATTTGCCGTGCGTGTTCGGTAAGGTGATTAGGTGCAAGGTGAGCATATCGACGAACCATTTCGATAGACTCCCAGCCTCCCATTTCCTGTAACACTGACAACGGGACTCCGGCTTGAACCAGCCAACTTGCCCAGGTGTGTCTCAAGTCGTGAAATCTGAAATCATCAATACCAGCCCGTCTCAGCGCCGCTTTCCAGGCTGTGTTTGCGTCATACCGCATCTTCCTTACTGTTGGCGCTTTCGTTCCGTCTGGTTTGGTACAGCTTTCCTTGTACACAAATACCCAACGGTGATGATTCCCGATTTGTTTTTTCAAAACGCGACATGCAGTATCATTCAGCGCAACGCCGATTGCGCGGTTTGATTTACTCTCTTCCGGGTTTATCCATGCCACCCGGCGCTGCATATCTATTTGTTGCCATTCAAGGTTGATGATGTTCGAGCGTCTTAAGCCTGTTGCCAGTGCAAATTCAACAACAGACTTTAATGGCTCCGGACATTCATCAATCAGCCTTTGTGCTTCATGGGGCTCCAGCCAGCGGATCCGTTTATTCTTTGGTTGAGGCACTTTAATAATTGGTGCCTTATCCAGCATTTTCCATTCACGCTCTGCGGCTCTTAGTAGGGCCTTTATAAATGAAAGATGCGTAGCCTTCGTTGCAACGGACGCTGGTTTTGGCGTGTATTCTGGAACAGGTTTCCCTTTTTTTCTGCATGCTTCTGCCCTGAGTTTCCAGTTTTCCTCATGACGCCGGTTCGTCATTTTCTGCATTGCTGAATAAATTTTTGATTCAGTAATGTCTCTTAGTTGCATTCCTGCGAAATGTTGAAGCCAGAATCCGATCCGGCTTTTGTCATCGTCCAGTGATTTTTTATATGCTTTCTCTTCAAGCCACCTGACACACGCTTCCTCGAACGTTATATCAGGTATTTCACCAAGTTTGCTGACCCGCCATGCTTCAGCCTTTAGCTTGTCATGGAGTTCTGTCGCCTGCCTTTTGTCCTTTGTTCCAAGAGACTGTTTAAATCTTTTACCGTTCGGCAATGTGAAACTGGCGTACCATATTTCACCTCTGCGGAAGAGTGACATTTTCTTTCCTCTGTTATGCCATCACCCGCGCTCACCTGGACAGTATGCAGCGGAGACTGAAGAGCCGCAATGCAGGCTTGTCGTGTTGTGAGGTAAGGAGATTTATTCTTAGTGGGATCTTTGCGTGTTGCCTGAAGACGCCCTGTGCGTATCCAGTTAATGGCAGTCGGTCTGGATATCTTGAGAAAATGACAGGCCTCATCGAGTGTGAGGCTGTATGGCTCCATTATTTCACCTCTTGCTGTGACATTGTTGAAAAATGGATACCAGCTCGTTGCTGCCAGACGATCCAACCGAGAGTCATATCCCATGCCATGTATTCGTTATCGCCGTTTTTTGCTCTCCGACGATCTACTAAGTCATCGAAACGCTTTTCCATGAATAATTCATAAGCTTCGCGTTCATCTGGTTCTACTTCCAGAGATAGGAGTGCGATTTCATAAGCACGGCGCTCAATATCGTCTCGCACGTCAAGGCTGCTGATACGCTCTTTAATTTCTTTAATCAGTTCTTTGTCGGTAAAAGTGGTCATTATGCTCCAGCCTCCGGTGCTTTTGGCATTACTGCCCAGTGAGTGATATTGACGTTTTCAAGGTCCCCGACCTGAAATGTCCACTGCCATTCTCCGGTTTCTTTTTGTCCCCAGGTGTACCAGAGAGAACGCCAGCCAATTAGCCAGCCTTCTCCGTTAGCATCGAATAACAAAACACTTTCATTTGCTGGTGGCAGTTCAGTTGACACTGGTATTACTTTGTTTTCCTGTGCTGCACATTTAGCTTCAAGCGCATCGAATTTACGCACCAGGTATTCAGCATCTGTTTCATTTACTTTCAGATCTCGCGGTACACATCTCCCACGAAGAAACCCTTCCATTTCGAAAACATTCATGCGCATTTGCGTAACTCCGATAACTCGTTAAAGCGTTCCATAAACATCCCGTAGGCATGGCCCGGTGCCAGTGGAATCACGTTGAACATCTCTGTTGCCGGGATACCTTCCAGTACAGGCCAGAAAGAGCCATCATCAAGCCCGAGATCGCGGCGTTCGGTTGCCAGCATGATGAGATCGGCATATTTCACGGGCGTACTCATAACTGGGGGTAACCCGTATTTCTCACGGATTACGGCGTCTATTTTTTCTTCCATTTGTTTATAGTCAGGAAGAAGGCGTTTCAGTGGTGCGGGAATGTCCTGGCAATACGCTTCTGTTGCATCATGCATTAACGCTTCAAAAGCAAATTCCTGCGGCACCAGCTGGCTGCAAAGAACCGCATGTTGGGCGACGCTGTAGAAGTGCGAAAGATGACCGGCAAAGCGACAGATATTTGAAAGGGAAACCGCGATATCGTTAATATCGATGTCGTCTTTATTTATCCTGTCATAATAAAAATGCTTCCCGGAAAAAGTTTTAATAAATGACATTTTGTTCTCCACGTATATGCGCTGCACCGCGCTGAATTCTGGTAAAAAGAATCCCTCACCATCCGGCGATTATTGAGTAAATTACGTTTCCATAAATGCCCCCGCAGGGGCATTTGCAGTAATGAAATCAGGCGGTGAAAGTACCAATAAAGGTTTCTACTTTGCTGTCCTTGAATTTCTCAACAAGCAGATCACGAAATTCGTTAGCCATTTCTTCCTGCACCGCCTCCAGCTGAATAATGCGCAGAACCAGTACAGGACGATCGCCAGTGATAATACTGAGGCGTAATTTAAACGGACGTTCTTTCAGACCTTCAAACGGAACGCATTTAAATTCAAATGCCACTGGCATAATGTCTTTGGTCTTCGCTTCGACAGACTCCATCAGGGAGCGTTTGCCGCTGAAGTCATTATCTTCAAAATCAGCGGTCTGGTTTGCTTCAATCGTGATTTTACGGACAGCCGCAGCCGCTTTTGTTGCCTGAATAGCGTCACCATTAGCATCAAAGCCCACAAGATAGTCGGCCCAGTCTTCAATCCATTCTGCCAGTGACTTCTGGGAGTTACGCTCGCCGTTAACAGACAACAGAGCAGAGAACGGTGCTGTCTTTTTCAGTTTGAGTGTGGCGGTGTTATCTGCGTGACCTGGTTCATCAATAGTACCCAGGTTAAGCACACTGACAGCACGCATATTATCAGCATCGATAAAGCAGCGGGTGCCTTCATCTGCAAGATCTTTAGAATAACGGGTAAAGTCATCGATGCTGGCAGTGGAAAGCGCACCACGGAAACGGAAGCGATTTAAATTAAATTTTTCCAGATCATGAATGCGGAAATTCTCAGGCAATGCCACAGCATCGGCACCAATCTTACTGATAATTTCATTAACACCCTGAGCAGAAATAAGGGCATGGATTTGATTAATTGCGGTTGCGTCTAAGTTCTGAGACATAATAAGTCCTCACTATATTAAGATATTCAGTGATGAGATAAATAATCAGTTAATTAAGAACGATATTAATGACCTGCTGCGCGGAGTTTTCCGTCAGGTTCACCGGCAAGAGTCAGTAATTGTCCCTGGTCTTCCTGCAGAATAGTCAGGCGACCACCGCGATTGACATACATCGGCGTTTCGGTAGTGTCTTCTTCGGAAATTTTCCCGCGGTTAGTTGGGCGAACATATGAGAGTTTGTGTTTGATTTTCACACGGTTCTCATCAAATGGTTCAATTTCTAGGTTGAGCGAGACCTTACCTTTGGTTTTCGTGTTCATCACACCGGAAGCGACTTCACTGAGAACTGCGCCGATTTTGGTTTCAAATACGCCGCCGTCCAGCTCCCCGATAAATGCCTGCACATCAGTACTGCGTTCGCTAGCCATTTTGCTGCTCCTCATCATATCGACCCTGCAAGGCCGATTAGTTTCTCCACAAAACAGAGAAGAACACCTGCGGTGGCAGCCGCCCGGATGGATTGGGTTATGAGCCCGTCGTCCGGTGATGCTCTTCTCTGTTTTGTAAAAAGGACGGTACCAGCCGGAAGCAAGGGTACAAACTGGTACCGCCAGGACTACACACAGCATAAAGTTGTGGTGCCGGGTGCCTCCCGGTGCCTGGCGAAGGTTGCACACCAGGCGGGTGGGTATCCACAGAAGGTCGACTGTCAGCCTCAACCTTAACCCGCGTGCGCTGAGCCGCATTCACCACAACGCTAAGGATTCTCTCTGGTTGAAAATACTTAGCTGTTATGTGCCTGTCTTTTCACCACTTCAGGCTCGGTGGTATCCTTTTAAGCCCGTATACATAAAAGGAAAATCAAATGACTTTTGATGAAAAAGAACTTGATAATGCAATTAATAAAATCATCGTAACGTCGCTCTTTTCCTGTCTCAGCGACACTCAGCAGAAACAGTTCTACGAATCGGCTTTCAACATGATCGAGCGTTGTTGTTTCTGCGATGCCGACGAGTTACCTGAAAAAATCAGGAAACAGTTGGCTGATGCTCTTCGAGTGCGACTTTCTGACCAATTTTCTGAAATGTGCTCTCCGAATTTGGACAAATAGAAAAAGGCCATTTCCATTCAGGGTCTGATGGAAATACTTCAGCCTGTTCCAAAGCACGGCGTAAAGAGAATACAACTCCAGCCATAATCTGATGTTTCCCATTGGTCCAGCTATCGCCGCTCTGATCTACAGGAGCGGCTATGTCGTATGACCAAACGATTTCACCACTATTGTTTAAAATCTGGACTTTCATTTTGTTCTTTAACCTCCAGATTTCCGCGCATCTAAAGGCGCATTCTCATTTGGTGTGAACTGAATAGTTGTGCTGATATTGATTAATGCTCCGACACACAAGACTACGCACTCAGAGCAGATAGCAACTTCATCTTTTCCGCCTTTGGAGATGATTTTTTTTGCCTGCAGCTCGTTTGCGCCACAAAACGAGCATGTGAAATAACGGTTCATTTGCGCTCTCTTACACATAGTATTTAACGAATCATCCGGTCATTCATACGCCACCGGCGGCTACTTCGTGGGCGTCCTGCCTGTCCGTGATAGCTTACATTATGTTGCTACTTAAAGTAGCAAAAATCAACAACAAAAAGTAGATATTTGTTGTTGTCTATGATTTTTCTATAATTAATTGAAAGTTAAATGTTTTTGCTGATTTACTATGCTGTAAACTGAAAATATCGCACGAAGTTGGAGTAGGTATTGAGCATAGTGAATTATGAGGAGGGAGTTTTTTATGAGATTAATCAGGGAGAAAGAAGAGTAAAGCCCGGTTATGCGGCCGGGCACATGCATTACTTTGTAAGTTCTAGAACTCGTTGAGCCAGCCCTTTAAATTGTTCGTTAAAGGCGTCTCTGCTTGATTTCATTGTATTTAAGGCATGCCCAAATTGCCCTGAATCGCGAATTTGCTGATCACTGATGGAGAAAACAGGTGTCGCTAGTTGTTGGCTTATTGCGATTAATGAGTTGAAATCGGAAATATGCGCAAGATCATAGGCTGATAAATCTCCACTGACTGTTGTTTTGTTAATTGCATGTTGCACTTTATCTCGTGGAATTATGCAGGTAATTTTTTCTAGATTTGGCACTAAGATCGAATCAACAGCATCACGGATAGCTGCCATCCATTTTTCGAAAGATTTTACAGGTGCTCCTTTACGCGGCCTGTATCTCTGCTGAATCATACCTAGAAACTGCGGTGCATTTTTAATTGATTGTGAAGAGTTACCATCATTATTTTCTTTAAATAATGCTAATTCTTTGTGCCAGCGAGGTATATTTTTTGAGAGAGAGCGAATTGCTTGCCAGCAAAAAAAGTCTGGAGCTACAGGTACGATAAAATAGTCACTTGACATGAGAACTACTTCATTTAAACCTCCAACATTAGGGCTGAGATCATAAAGAATGTAATCAATATTATTCTTCAAGGCGATTAGCTGTAATATTTTTGGCAGGTTCCCTGGTATATTTCTTGTAGCAGGAATACCAGCAGCAATTTTTAGAGAAACACTTATCTGTGAATCTAAGTCCGAAACATCTAAATGTCCGGGAAGAAGCAGAAGGTTTTCATGCAGTGTAGGGTGTAATTTTCCCGTTTCTTTTTCAAGGTATGCTTCAGGTTGTCCGCCATTAATCAAATATTCTACAATAGGTCCAAGAGTTAAGTTATCTCTGCTAGAATAAAAAGAATCTAAACCCTCATCAATCTTTTCATAGCCAAGAACCATTCCTGTTAGATTACATTGCGAATCAAGGTCAACCATCAATACTTTCTTGCCTTCATCCGCAAGTGCCCATCCAAGATTGAAGGTTGTTGTGGTTTTACTTACCCCACCTTTATGATTAAAAAAACAAATTGATTTTGTCATGTTTCTCTATCCTTTCGACCCCCAGCATATTGTAATTTACGCTGGGTAATTATTTTATATTGTTAATGATAATGTTTAATAAAAATAAGAGAGTAAAACAACTATTAGTAATAGCACTTGCTTGCTAAATATTATTTTTTTACCTTTAGTTCTATAGTCTAAACGAAGAACTAAAGCCGGTTGTATTTAATTGATTCGTGTATCAATGCTTTGCCCATAACATAAAGTTGATCTTGGGACTTCTCATCAATGTACCATTTCTCATAGGCTGGATTATCCGAAAGAACGGCGAGTTTGTTGCCTTGCATTTGTAGACGTTTAACGTGGAACGTCTTACCATAAACGAAAGAGTAAACACCATCAGTTTGGAAGTTGCGAACAGAAATGTCGACAAACAGTCGATCTCCGGAAACTAGAGTAGGGGACATGCTGTCGCCATTTACAGTCATAACTTTAATATCATCTTGAGAACGATTACCGAAAAGAGAACGGGCATGCTCTGTTGTGAACTCAATGGCGTAGAGCACATCAACATAGTCTGAAAGCATATAGGTCCCAGGTCCTGCGCTAACGCTAAGATCCAAAACTTCTATCCTGTATACATCGGGTTTTGTTGGATTGGGGATGCTTGCCATTTCCTTACATCCTTCTCTCTCGCCAACACCATATTCTAAATATGAAGCTGATACCCCCAGAGCCAATGCAAGTTTATTCATGACAGAGGCACGAGGCTTCGCAGCGCCGATTGTGTATCGCCGCGCCATTTCATATGTAACGCCCACAAGACTTTTGAGTTGGGTGACAGAAATTCCCTTGTTTGTCATTAGCTCGTTTAGTCTCTTGGCGAAATCTGGATACTTCTGTTCTTCTACCATAGGTAGAAGATTACTCGCATCACATACGCTAGTCATTTCTATTTTAAGTAGTTGCATTTTGCTATTTTAAGTAGCATCATCCATCTGAATTTCGGAGGAGAAAGGTATGTCATCTCAAAACTACACAGAGAAAGCAGTAAAAGCTGCGGGAAAATCTTTATCTGAAGTAGCCCGTCACTTTGGTTTTAAGTCCACTCAATCCGTCGCTAATTGGGTAATTAACAATCAAGTCCCGTCAGAACGGGTTTTACAACTTTGTGAGTTGGGAAACTGGTCCGTGACCCCTCATGAACTGCGTCCTGATATTTACCCCAATCCAAATGATGGATTACCTGAGTGCTATTCAAAAGTTAGCGGTTCAGCTGCGTAAACGTAACCACAGAAACGAGGAGTTAACCGTGGGTAAGCATCACTGGAAAATAGAAAAACAGCCTGAGTGGTACGTGAAAGCTGTCAGAAAAACTATCGCGGCGTTGCCGGGTGGTTACGCTGAAGCGGCTGACTGGCTGGATGTAACAGAGAACGCATTATTTAACCGCCTTCGTGCCGATGGCGATCAGATTTTCCCGCTGGGATGGGCAATGATTTTGCAACGTGCTGGTGGAACTCACTTCATTGCTGACGCTGTGGCGCAGTCTGCAAATGGCGTCTTTGTGTCTCTTCCTGACGTCGAGGATGTGGACAACGCCGATATTAACCAGCGTCTGCTGGAAGTCATTGAACAGATCGGCAGTTATTCAAAACAGATTCGTTCAGCAATCGAAGACGGTGTAGTGGAACCGCATGAGAAGACAGCAATTAACGACGAGCTGTATCTCTCAATTTCGAAGCTGCAGGAGCATGCAGCACTGGTCTACAAAATCTTTTGCATTTCAGAAAGTAATGACGCCCGCGAGTGTGCAGCTCCGGGCGCCGTGGCGTGTCGTGACTGTGGAGAAACTAACGCATGAACAGTTTAACAACACACTACCGTCGCTCGCAACTGATTGCGCTTCCTGTACCGGGTGGAAAAGCGAAGGTGGAGTATTGCTATGCAGTGAATGTACCAGGTGACAGGGAAATTGTAACCCACAGCTTTGCAGAGTGGGCTGTGGGTGATTTCAACCGGCAGAAGGAGACAGTCCTTTGCGACAAGTTAACCGCTGGTTCAAAGATCACTACGGAGTGCCCGTCAGAGTCATTCGTTGGGAACCGGAAACACAACGGGTTATCTACCTCCGCGAAGGCTATGAGCATGAGTGCTTCAGTCCGCTCGAACAGTTTCGTCGTAAATTCAGGGAAATAGAGGTCGGTCATGAGCACTAAATTAACCGGCTATGTATGGGATGGTTGCGCAGCGTCAGGCATGAAATTATCCAGCGTGGCAATTATGGCCCGCCTGGCTGATTTCAGTAATGACGAAGGTGTGTGCTGGCCATCGATTGAAACCATTGCCCGCCAGATTGGCGCGGGGATGAGTACCGTCAGAACGGCTATCGCACGGCTGGAAGCAGAAGGCTGGTTAACGCGTAAGGCGCGTCGCCAGGGTAACCGCAATGCGTCGAATGTTTATCAGCTTAACGTTGCGAAGCTTCAGGCAGCGGCATTTTCTCAACTGTCAGATTCTGACCCGTCAAAATCTGACGCATCAAAATCTGACCCGTCAAAATTTGATGCGTCGAAATCTGGCAAAAAAGCGGGTTTTCACCCGTCAGAATCTGGCGGGGATCCGTCAGTAAAATCAAAACATGATCCATCAGATAAAAAACCTTCTCGTCCGGACGCTTCGCAACCGGACACGCAGATGGATGAACAGGATTTTTTAACTCGCCATCCTGATGCGGTTGTATTCAGCCCTAAAAAGCGCCAGTGGGGAACGCAGGATGATTTGACCTGCGCACAGTGGCTCTGGAAAAAAATCATCGCCCTGTACGAGCAGGCCGCCGAATGTGACGGCGAGGTGGTTCGTCCCAAAGAACCTAACTGGACAGCCTGGGCAAACGAAATTCGCCTGATGTGTGTGCAGGATGGTCGTACTCACAAACAAATCTGCGAGATGTACAGCCGCGTCAGCCGCGATCCGTTCTGGTGCCGTAACGTGCTCAGCCCGTCGAAGTTGCGGGAAAAATGGGATGAGCTTTCCCTGCGCTTATCGCCGTCCGTCAGCACGCACACAGAAAAACGCGAAGACCCGTACTTCAAAGCCAGTTACGACAATGTGGACTACAGCCAGATCCCGGCGGGATTCAGGGGGTGATCATGAGTCTTTTGAATGACGTTCAGAAATTCATTGAAGCCCATCCGGGGTGTACTTCCGGAGACATTGCGGATGCTTTTGCAGGTTACTCACGGCAGCGCGTTCTGCAGTCAGCAAGCAAGTTACGTCAGAGTGGGCGTGTGGCTCACCGTTGTGAAGGAGATACACGCAGACATTTCCCGCGCCTGACTGAGAGAGCGCAGGAGCCGGAACCACAACCAGTTCGTGAAACCAGACCTGTGCGCAATTTCTATGTCGGCACTAACGATCCACGGGTAATTTTGTGCCTGACCCGCCAGGCTGAAGAACTGGAGTCCAGGGGCTTATACCGTCGTGCTGCAACCGTGTGGATGGCGGCATTCCGTGAAAGCCACTCCCAACCAGAACGAAACAATTTTCTGACGCGTCGTGAGCGGTGTTTACGGAAAAGCAGCAAGCGCGCTGCATCGGGTGAAGAGTGGTATCTGTCAGGGAATTACGTGGGGGCTTAATGAGTAATAAATATTGCCAGGCGCTGGTGGAACTGCGGAACAAACCAGCCCATGAACTGAAGGAAGTGGGCGATCAGTGGCGCACGCCGGATAACATTTTCTGGGGAATTAACACCCTGTTTGGCCCGTTTGTTCTGGATCTGTTCACTGACGGTGATAACGCCAAATGTGCTGCGTATTACACGGCGGAAGACAACGCGCTGGCGCATGACTGGTCAGAACGTCTTGCGGAGCTTAAAGGTGCTGCCTTTGGTAATCCCCCATACAGCCGCGCCAGTCAGCATGAGGGGCAATATATCACAGGCATGCGTTACATCATGAAGCATGCCAGTGCCATGCGTGATAAAGGTGGGCGCTATGTTTTCCTGATCAAAGCTGCCACCAGCGAAGTGTGGTGGCCGGAAGATGCAGATCATATTGCTTTTATTCGCGGGCGTATCGGTTTTGAACTGCCTGCCTGGTTTATCCCGAAGGATGGGAAGCAGGTGCCGACAGGCGCTTTCTTCGCTGGTGCTATTGCTGTTTTCGACAAGACCTGGAAGGGACCGGCAATCAGCTACATCGGGCGCGATGAACTTGAGGCATGTGGTGAGGCCTTTCTGGCGCAGGTTCGCCTGCAGGCAGAAAAACTGGTCAGGGAGATGGCGGCATGACGAAGTTAACTCAATGCCAGCAGCAGGTGCTGGATATGCTGATTTCTTATCAGAAAGAACGTGGCTTCCCGCCAACCAATCAGGAAGTGGCAACGATGCTGGGATACCGTTCGGTGAATGCAGCGGTGGAGCATCTTCGCGCACTGGAGAAAAAAGGCGTCATCACGATAAAGCGTGGTGTGGCCCGGGGGATCACGCTTCATACCGCGGTGAAGGACGACGACAGCGAGGCGGTCGGGATTATCCGCTCACTGCTTGCCGGTGAGGAAAACGCAAGGCTGCGTGCAACTCACTGGTTACATGAGAGAGGCCTGAAAGTATGAAGCTGATCCTGCCTTTCCCGCCCAGCGTGAACACGTACTGGCGACACCCCAACAAAGGGGCATTTGCTGGTAAGAGCCTGATAAGCGCGGCGGGGCGAAAATTTCAGAGCGCGGCGTGTGCAGCAATAGTTGAGCAGTTACGTCGTCTGCCAAAACCAACGTCGGCACCTGCTTCAGTGGAGATCGTGTTGTTTCCTCCGGATAACCGGATCCGCGATCTGGACAACTATAACAAGGCGCTGTTTGACGCCCTGACCCATGCGGGTGTGTGGGAAGACGACAGACAGGTGAAAAGAATGCTGGTGGAGTGGGGACCGGTTATCCCGAAAGGGAAGGTCGAGATCACTATCAGTAAGTATGAGAAACCGGCGGGTGCAGCCGCCTGATTAAGAGGAGAAACGAAGTATGAATAATCTGATGGTCATTGATGGTATTGAAGTTCGTCGTGATGCTTATGGGCGTTACAGCCTGAACGATCTGCATCGCGCAGCAGTAGCATCTGGTGCAAATGCCAGAACCAAGGAGCCAGGAAAGTTTCTTTCCAGCCAACAAACTGTTGAGCTTGTTCATGAATTGACCAACACCCAGAATTTGGGTGTTGACCCGGTGAGTGTGATTCATGGGGGAAATGAACGGGGAACGTATGTCTGCAAAGAACTGGTGTATGCCTATGCAATGTGGATCAGCCCGTCATTCCATCTGAAGGTGATCCGTACTTTCGATATGGTAACCAGCGCACCGGAAAAATTATCCGGGCAGGCTGCTGACAAGATGCAGGCTGGTGTGATTCTGCTGGACTTTATGCGCAGGGAGTTAAACCTGTCTAACTCTTCAGTGCTTGGTGCCTGTCAGAAACTCCAGGAGGCTGTTGGCTTACCGAATCTGGCACCGCGCTATGCCATTGATGCTCCTGCTGACGCGCCTGATGGCTCAAGCCGCCCCACGCTGTCACTGAGTGCACTGCTGAAGCAGTATGGTATCCGCCTGACAGCTAATCAGGCATATCACCAGATGGTGAAACTGGGGATCGTCGAACAGCGCGAACGATACAGCCGTACCGCGATTAACAACATCAAAAAATTCTGGTCGCTGACGGCGAAAGGCTGCATGTTCGGCAAGAACATCACCAGTCCCGCAAATCCGCGCGAGACGCAGCCGCATTTCTTCGAATCCCGATTCCCTGAGCTGTTAAAGCTGCTCGATACCGTTCATTGAGGTGACCGTGAGAGCACTACTGACCCCTGAAATTGCCCCGCGTATGGGGATCGTATTGTTCAGACCAGGTTCAGAGCTGATGCCCCTGTTTATGCAGGGGCGTGTCCTGCTGGAGCCTGAGCCGGAACGTTATTCATCTTTCGCCAGTGGTGCCGTTCCGGCGGCATCACAACCGCTGGCGGATGATCCTGCCGTTCGGGCAGTGTTCCGCAATGAGGCAGTGATTCGTCGTGCTGGTGGAGTGGAATGTCTTGAAAGCTGGTTACTTCGTGAAAAAGGCTGTCAGTGGCCTCATTCCGACTGGCACAGCGAGAACATGACCACAATGCGACACGCGCCGGGCGCAATCCGTCTGTGCTGGCACTGTGATAACCAGCTGCGTGATCAGTTCACGGAACAGCTGGAATCAATGGCAACGGATAACTGTGCCCGCTGGGTGTTGTCTGTCGTGCGCCGTGATCTCGGTTTTGATGACAGTCACGTTGTGACAATGCCGGAGCTGTGCTGGTGGCTGGTTCGTAATGATCTGGCGGATGCCTTACCGGAAAGTGCAGCCCGTAAGGCACTGAGATTACCGAAGCCTGTTGTGCCGTCTGTCACCCGGGAAAGTGACCTTGTGCCTTCGCTTCCTGCCACCAGCATCATCCAGGATAAAGCGAAAAAGGTGCTGGTGCTGAAAGTGGAGCCGGAGTCGCCGGAGTCTTTTATGTTACGCCCAAAACGTCGCCGCTGGGTTAATGAAAAGTACACGCGCTGGGTTAAGACACAGCCGTGCTCATGTTGTGGAAAACCTGCTGATGATCCCCACCACCTGATAGGTCACGGTCAGGGGGGAATGGGTATAAAAGCGCATGACCTCTTTGTGTTGCCTTTGTGCAGAAAGCATCACGACGAGCTGCATGCGGATACCGTGGCATTTGAAGAAAAGTATGGCTCCCAGTTGGAGCTGATATTTCGTTTTATCGATCGTGCGCTGGCAATTGGCGTGCTGGCCTGATTTTGTGGAGAAGGTTGATGCGTGATATGTATGAAGTTTTGGACCGCTGGGGAGCATGGGCGGCAGCAGATAACAGTGGTGTGGACTGGCAACCGATAGCTGCAGGCTTCAAGGGGCTTTTACCTCATGGCAAAAAGTCTCGCCTCCAGTGTGATGATGATGAAGGGATCATGATAGACGGTTGTGTCGCACGGTTACGTAAATATAAACAAGAAGAATATGAGTTAGTTATTGCCCACTTTGTTATTGGTATTTCATTACGCACCATTGCGAAGAAGCGTAAGTGTTCTGATGGGACAATTAGAAAAGATATGCAAACAGCATTAGGTTTTGTTAGTGGTGTGCTATCAATGCTATGATTATAAGAGGCCTTAGGGCCTCTTTGCTAAATTACTTGGATGATGAAAGAAACAATCAATGCTGCTAAACCACCAACGGCAGATACTTTGAATTCCGAACCACGAAATGCCATCTTCCCATTGACCTTTATATTATTTGCAATGAATGGCGAGATTCCAACGGCCGCACTCATGAAATATAAAGAGAAAATCATTTTCTTTTGAAATTCATTCAAATCTGGTATTAGCAGCGTAATTGATAAAAAAATACAAAAACATAAAAATCCAATAATGGCAGTGACAATTAATTTCCAATTCATTGGTGTGCCTATAGTAAATCCATCGATTGGCAAATTTCGAGACTCAAATTCAGCAATAATAGGTGTGTAAATATCTTTTGATGAATACTTTTTAATGATTCTTTGGAGGTTTGATAGACCATCTTTGCTATACAGTACAATATTGTTTGGATCAATTTCTAGGCATTTAATGTTTGACACCATCATGTCGTAGTATTCTAAATAAGTTTCCAGAACCGCTCGACAGTCTCCAACTAAGGAAATGGCAAATGTCTTATTGTCATCCAGTTTACATAAATCTACTTTTTGAACTAATTTAACAGCGGTATTAAAATATTTTGAAGCATGCTGCTGAATTTCATGTAGGTCAGCAAGGTTTGATATACCATTACACAAGTATGGCTGAATACCACGTAAAAATCTTTCCTTTGCAGAAATCAGCTCCGACGTTACTTCGTCGGGGCTGATCTGAAACACATCATTATTCATTTTTGTTTTGGCGCCAGCATTCTTAATGCAGTGTTAAGATCAGAGTTGTCCACACTGTCGGTGATTAAGAAATGGGTATTGGGAACATGACGGCTGATAATGCCTTGGAGCATGCTACGACTTATAACTTTACCACTTTGAATCGCGGAGTTAATGTCATTTTGTATCAAAGTGATTTCACGCTCGGCACAGGGGAAACCCCACCGAGTAACACATGCATATTGACCAATTTTTCTCTTAACTTCCAAGTAGTTACTCATTGCTGTTCTCCTTGTTTGTAACCACGCCGATAGTATCAAAAAGTAAAGTAATAAAAAACTAACGCGTACGCAAAAAAAATTGTATCGTGTTAAGAGTGGTTACTTCGCCACACAGCTTAAACCCGCCGTCGAGCGGGTTTTGTCGTTTCTGTGGCTGGGGATTCGTTGGTCTTGGCCTATTCCGCAGTTATTCATTGGTTCGGCTTCTTTGACGTTTCCGCTTCTGATTTGCGATACATGATGTTCCCTCAATTTGCACCTGCTGTATCGGCGAGGTGAGAGATAACTACAAATGCCTCATAACCCAAATACTTGGCTGGAGTTGGTCCAGAGCTGGTGGCGTGGAGACACACCGCTGGGCGCAGTAATTATGTCGATCGTTATGGCTGGCTTGCGCATTGCCTATTTTGGCGGTGGTGGTGGCTGGAAGCGAAAAACGCTCGAGATTTTGCTCTGTGGTGCTCTGACGCTGTCTTTTGCATCCGCTCTTGAGTATGTCGGATGGCCTAAATCTCTTTCTGTTGCTATTGGTGGTGGCGTTGGGCTGATCGGGGTCGATGCTATTCGTGGGGCTGCAATGAGAGTAATCGGTAATAAGTTTGGTGGTTCTAAGGAGTAATTTATGCAGGTGCTAAATTCCCAGCGTAAAGCTTTTCTGGATATGGTGGCCTGGTCAGAAGGAACAGATAACGGGCGACAACCGACACGTAATCACGGTTATGATGTTATTGTCGGTGGTGAACTCTTCACTGATTACTCCGATCACCCTCGTAAACTTGTCACTCTAAATCCAAAACTTAAATCAACAGCCGCTGGACGCTATCAGCTTCTTTCACGCTGGTGGGATGCTTATCGTAAGCAGCTTGGGCTGAAAGACTTCTCTCCCAGAAGCCAGGACTCAGTGGCATTACAGCAGATTAAAGAGCGTGGCGCTTTACCGATGATTGATCGCGGTGATATCCGTCAGGCTATCGATCGTTGCAGCAATATCTGGGCTTCACTGCCGGGCGCTGGTTACGGTCAGTATGAGCATAAAATCGGTGACCTGATTGTCCGATTTAAAGAGGCTGGCGGGGTAGTAAATGAAGTTGAGCTATAAGCTGGTTATCTCTGCTTTCTTCGTTACTGTCATTGGTTCTTTCATCTGGTCAGCAAATTATTACCACAGCAAAGCCATCGAATACAAAAAGCAGCGTGATGAGAATGCTATGGCATTAGATTCGGCTATGGCGACTATCTCTGATATGCAGAAGCGTCAACGTGATGTAGCAGAACTTGACGCCAGATACACAAAGGAGCTTGCTGATGCTAACGCGACTATCGAAAGTCTCCGTGCTGATGTTTCTTCTGGGCGTAAGCGCCTGCAAGTCGCCGCCACCTGTGCAAAATCAACGACCAGAGCCAGCGGCATGGGCGATGGAGAAAGCCCAGGACTTACAGCAGATGCTGAACTCAATTATTACCGTCTCCGAAGTGGAATCGACAGGATAACCGCACAGGTTAACTACCTGCAGGAGTACATCAGGACGCAATGCCTTCGATGATAGCGATAATTTTACTCATCATCCTTCACATCAGGCTCTGTAGACAGAGTGGTGATTACTTCTGGAGTGGATTCAGATTAAACATCTCATTGCTAATGTTTGAGGTTAAGCATCTGGCGCGCGGTAAGTGGTTGCGTTGAAATCAGAGCCAGTCCATTACAAATCTCATCAAGCGTTATTGGTAAGGGTGATAATTATGAGATATCTCTTCACTAAGAGTAATCTTAAGGGTAATGTGTAACCTCACTTTTTAATACGGAGGTTGTAATGTTAGAGAATTATTTCCCTTCAGGAATAGGTGCTCAGTCTGTAACTCAAGCTCAAAAACAGAGGGTTATAGCTGTTCAAGCTGCCCTTGAATTAGTTAAGGCTTCACTTTCTTCTGCAGGTGGTCAGGCTACAAGTGCAAAATTTGAACAGGAATTAAAAGCAGCTATTGGCTTAATTGAACCATTAGCCGATGCCATTCAGAAAGCAATCAGCAAAGAATAAATAAACCACCTGCATTTTGTTTTATTTCCCAACTAACGGGCGTAATAATATTAATGTTTCCCGTGGATAGATAAGACAATAAGTACTCACCTTCAAGATATAAACGAGCCTCGCTAATGCGAGGCTTTTTTACGCATTGTAAGCGTGCGCCAAAGAGGGGATATGAATGCCATCACGAACCCCAAAAGCCTGCCGTTTTCGCGGTTGCCGCCATACCACCACAGATTCGTCAGGCTACTGCGAAAGCCACAAAAGCGAAGGCTGGAAGCAATACAAACCTGGACAATCCCGTCATCAGCGCGGCTACGGTTCGAAGTGGGACAGTATCCGCGCGCGTGTACTGAAGCGTGACAAAGGCCTGTGCCAGTCATGTCTGCATGCTGGTGTGGTGCGTGAGGCGAAAACCGTTGACCACATCATCCCTAAAGCGCATGGCGGCACCGATGCCGACAGTAATCTGCAGAGTCTGTGCTGGCCCTGCCATAAGGCGAAGACGGCCCGTGAACGGTTAAAGTGATAATAATTCTCAACTGTCTGTGAGGGAGGGGCGGGTCAAATCCCTGTGACCTGACGTCTTCCGGACTGCCCGCCCCATCGTTTTTTTATACCCGCGAAAAATGAAATTTAACCAGGAGTGCCGCATATGGCTGGAACGGCGGGGCGTTCCGGGCGTCGCCCCAAGCCAACGGCGCGCAAGGCGCTGGCCGGAAACCCCGGCAAGCGAGCCCTGAATAAAGATGAACCTGTTTTTACGCCCATCAAAGGTGTTGAGCCACCGGAGTGGTTCGCTGAAGAAGATCTCCCTCTCGCCACGATCATGTGGCAACTGACAACCAAAGAACTCTGCGGTCAGGGCCTGCTGTGCGTGACTGACCTCGCGGTGCTTGAGCGGTGGTGTGTGGCCTATGAGTTCTGGCGACGTGCCGTGAAAAATATTGCCAGACAGGGCAACACCATCACTGGTGCAATGGGCGGTATGGTCAAAAATCCTGAGCTGACCGCCAAAAAAGAACAGGAGTCCGAGATGAGCAGTACGGGGGCAATGCTCGGACTCGACCCCAGCAGCCGCCAGCGTCTGATTGGCCTGGCGGGGCAGAAGAAAGCCACTAACCCGTTTCTGAAAATTATCGAATCATGAGCCGGAAATCTTACCCCAACGTAAATGCTGCCAATCAGTATGCCCGGGATGTCGTTCGCGGAAAGATTGTGGCCTGCCAGTTTGTGATTCAGGCCTGCCAGCGCCATCTTGATGACCTGATGGCGGAAAAAAGTAAGTCGTTTCGTTACCGCTTCGACAAGGACCTGGCTGAACGGGCCGCCAAATTTATTCAGCTTTTGCCGCATACCAAGGGTGAGTGGGCATTCAAACGGATGCCCATCACGCTGGAGCCGTGGCAGCTCTTTGTGATCTGCTGTGCGTTTGGCTGGGTCAATAAAGGTACCCGGCTGCGCCGCTTCCGGGAGGTGTATACCGAAATCCCCCGTAAGAACGGCAAATCGGCAATCTCTGCCGGTGTTGCCCTGTATTGTTTTGCCTGTGATAACGAGTTTGGCGCGGAAGTGTATTCCGGTGCCACGACAGAGAAACAGGCGTGGGAAGTCTTTCGCCCGGCGCGACTGATGTGTAAACGCACACCCATGCTGACGGAAGCGTTCGGGATTGAGGTTAACGCCTCAAACATGAACCGTCCGGAGGATGGCGCGCGGTTTGAACCGCTGATCGGTAACCCCGGTGATGGTTCATCACCCCACTGTGCTGTGGTGGATGAATATCACGAGCATGCCACAGATGCACTTTACACCACGATGCTTACCGGGATGGGCGCGCGACGTCAGCCACTGATGTGGGCCATCACCACCGCCGGGTACAACATTGAGGGGCCGTGCTACGACAAGCGGCGGGAAGTCATCGAGATGCTCAACGGCTCGGTGCCTAACGATGAACTGTTCGGGATCATCTATACCGTTGATGAAGGTGACGACTGGACCGACCCGCAGGTGCTGGAAAAAGCCAATCCAAATATTGGCGTGTCGGTTTATCGCGAATTTTTGTTAAGTCAGCAGCAGCGTGCGAAAAATAACGCCCGTCTGGCAAACGTCTTTAAAACAAAACACCTCAATATCTGGGTGTCGGCACGTTCGGCGTATTTCAACCTGGTGAGCTGGCAGAGCTGCGAGGATAAATCACTGACCCTTGAGCAGTTCGAGGGGCAGCCGTGCATTCTGGCCTTTGACCTGGCGCGTAAGCTGGATATGAACAGCATGGCGCGACTTTATACCCGCGAGATTGACGGTAAAACGCATTACTACAGTGTAGCCCCGCGTTTCTGGGTACCGTATGACACGGTGTACAGCGTCGAGAAAAATGAAGATCGCCGGACAGCCGAACGCTTTCAGAAATGGGTGGAAATGGGCGTCCTGACCGTTACCGATGGTGCAGAGGTGGATTATCGCTACATCCTCGAAGAGGCCAAAGCGGCGAACAAAATCAGCCCGGTCAGCGAGTCACCCATCGACCCCTTCGGGGCGACCGGGCTCTCACATGACCTTGCTGATGAAGACCTGAATCCCGTCACTATCGTCCAGAACTTCACCAATATGTCCGATCCGATGAAAGAGCTGGAAGCGGCGATTGAATCGGGGCGCTTTCATCATGACGGCAATCCCATCATGACCTGGTGTATCGGCAACGTGGTCGGCAAAACCATTCCGGGTAACGATGATGTGGTGAAGCCTGTCAAGGAGCAGGCGGAAAACAAAATCGATGGTGCGGTTGCACTGATTATGGCGATCGGTCGGGCAATGCTCAAAGAACCCGACGATTTCCTCTCATCTCTTGATCCGGACGATGCTCTCTTAATTCTATGAAATCACTAATTGCTGATGTTATCGGGCTGGCTGGTTTTGGCCTGCTTACGTGCGGGTTTTACCTGCAGTTTGGTATGGCTCCGGCTCTGATGCTGTCCGGCGGTTTACTGCTGGTGGGCGCACTGGCTATGGCCAGAAGGGGGACGCGTGCTGCTTGATGCTCTGTTCAGAAGTAAATCACTGGAGAATCCTTCCACCCCGATAACCGGGGATGCCGTTGATACTGATGGGCTGTTCCGGGCAGACGTTTATGTCAGTCCTGAAACTGCGATGAAACTGGCTGCGGTGTATTCCTGTATCTATGTCCTGTCTTCCAGCCTTGCCCAGATGCCGTTGCATGTTATGCGCAGGCACAATGGGAAGGTTGAGCCCGCACGCGATCATCCGGCGTTTTATCTGGTTCATGATGAGCCCAATACCTGGCAAACCAGTTACAAATGGCGCGAACTGAAGCAACGTCACATCCTTGGCTGGGGGAATGGGTATACCTGGGTGAAACGTAATCGTCGCGGTGAAGTCATATCCCTGGATTGCTGTATGCCGTGGGAAACGACGCTGATGAATACTGGTGGCCGATACACCTACGGTTTGTACAACGAATATGGGGCGTTTGCGATCAGCCCCGACGATATGATCCACATCCGTGCGCTGGGTAATAATCAGAAGATGGGGCTGAGTCCGATTATGCAACATGCCGAAACAATAGGCATGGGGATGAGCGGTCAGAAATACACAGAAAGCTTCTTCAGCGGTAATGCCCGTCCGGCGGGGATAGTATCCGTTAAAAGCGGACTCAATAAGGACAGCTGGGGCTGGCTTAAAGATCAGTGGCAGAAGGCATCGCAGGCGTTACGCAGCCAGGAAAACAAAACCATGCTGCTGCCAGCCGATCTGGATTACAAGGCACTGACTGTGTCGCCAGTTGACGCTCAGATCATTGACATGATGAAACTGAACCGTTCAATGATTGCCGGTATTTTCAATATTCCTGCGCACATGATTAATGACCTCGAAAAAGCCACCTTCTCCAATATTTCTGCGCAGGCGATTCAGTTTGTCCGCTACACGATGATGCCGTGGGTGACGAACTGGGAGCAGGAGCTTAACCGTCGCTTGTTTACCCGCGCTGAGTTAGCCGCCGGGTATTACGTCAGGTTCAATCTGACGGGGCTTTTACGCGGAACTCCACAGGAGCGCGCGCAATTCTATCACTTCGCTATTACCGATGGATGGATGAGCCGTAATGAGGCCCGTGCATTCGAGGATATGAATCCGGTTGAAGGGCTGGATGAGATGCTGGTAAGCGTGAATGCTGCTAACCCGGCAGGAGATTTTAAGCCCCCAAAAAATGATGAGGGAAAAACCAATGAATGACCGTGAAATCCGTTGTTACAGCGGTGAGGTGCGTGCTGAGCGGCATGACGATAACCCTGCGCACATTATCGGTTATGGATCGGTGTTTGACTGTCGTTCTGAGCTGATATTTGGTTCATTCCGCGAAATCATCCGGCCCGGCGCTTTTGACGATGTGCTTGGTGATGATGTACGCGCACTGTTTAACCACGATCCTAATTTTATTCTTGGGCGTAGTGCAGCAGGCACGCTGAATCTTTCAGTTGATGAGCGCGGATTGCGCTATGACATCCAGGCTCCGGAGACACAGACCATTCGTGATCTGGTGCTGGCCCCGATGCAACGTGGAGATATTAACCAGTCATCTTTTGCTTTCCGTGTCGCCCGTGACGGCGAGGAGTGGTATCAGGATGAGGACGGGGTTGTTATTCGCGAGATAACCCGCTTTTCCCGTCTGCTGGATGTCAGTCCTGTGACATATCCTGCCTATCAGGAGGCTGACTCGGCTGTTCGCTCCATGAAAGCATGGCAGGAGGCGCGCAACAGCGGCGCGCTACAGAAAGCCATTAATCAACGTATGGCGCGTGAACGCGTCCTGACCCTTCTTAACGCGTAAAGGAAACATCATGAAACTGCATGAACTGAAACAGAAACGTAATACTATCGCAACTGACATGCGCGCCCTGAATGAAAAAATTGGTGATAACGCATGGACGGAAGAGCAGCGCACTGAGTGGAACAAAGCAAAATCCGAACTGGAAGCTCTTGATGAACGAATTGCACGCGAAGAAGAACTGCGTCGTCAGGATCAGGCGTACATTGAAAGCAATGAGGAAGAGCAGCGTCAGAATCTTGATCCGGAAAACAATTCGCAACAGGATGAGAAACGAGCTCAGGTTTTTGATAAGTGGATGCGTCACGGTGCCAGTGAGCTGACATCAGAAGAGCGAAAGGCGTTGCGTGAACTTCGTGCCCAGGGTGTAGCTCAGGATGAAAAGGGCGGATATACCGTACCAGAAACATTCCTGGCGAAAGTTGTTGAGAAGATGAAATCCTACGGTGGCATCGCCAGTGTGGCGCAGATTCTGACCACTTCTGACGGTCGCACCATGGAGTGGGCAACAGCTGATGGTACTTCCGAAGTTGGTGTTCTGCTGGGCGAAAATGAAGAAGCCGGTGAAGAAGACACCGATTTCGGTATGGGAAGTCTTGGGGCGCTCAAAATGACATCGAAAATCATTCGTGTGTCTAATGAGTTGCTGCAGGACAGCGCGATCGATATGGAAGCTTATCTTGCCCGTCGCATTGCTGAACGTATTGGTCGTGGTGAAGCCCGTTATCTGATTCAGGGGACGGGGGCTGGTACGCCTAAACAACCCAAAGGGCTGGTCGCATCTGTGACCGGCACAACACAGACTGCCGCGGCAAATACGGTGAAGTGGCAGGAAATTCTGGCTCTGAAACACAGCATTGATCCTGCATATCGTCGCGGACCGAAATTCCGCCTGGCGTTTAACGATAATACGCTGAAACTGATCAGTGAGATGGAAGACGGTCAGGGACGCCCTTTATGGTTGCCGGATATTGTTGGTGTGGCACCTGCTTCAGTGTTGAATGTACCGTATGTCATTGATCAGGAAATTGATGATATCGGGGCGGGTAAAAAATTCATGTTCTGTGGTGACTTTGATCGCTTCATTATCCGTCGTGTGCGATACATGATTCTTAAACGTCTGGTTGAGCGTTACGCGGAATATGATCAGACCGGTTTTCTGGCCTTCCATCGTTTTGACTGTATCCTGGAAGACACCTCTGCCATTAAAGCGCTGGTGGGGAAAGGTAGCGTTGGTGGTTGATTAGTCTTTTTACGTAATACAGCACGCCGCGTAATGCGGTTTTTTTGTGCCCGCGTTCTGGCGGGCACAGGAGGTTTTATGCTGTTAAAAATGGAAGAGATTAAGCTTCAGCTCCGTCTGGATGATGATTTCTCTGATGAAGATGAGTTGCTTGAACTGCTTGGTAAGGCCGCTCAGAGTCGTACGGAAAACTTCCTTAACCGTAAGTTGTATGCAACCGCAGATGACAGGCCTGCGGATGATCCTGATGGGCTTGTGATATCTGATGATGTGAAGCTGGCGCTTCTGCTACTTGTCAGCCATTTCTACGAAAACCGCTCAACGGTTACAGACGTTGAGAAAATGGAGTTGCCAATGAGTTTTAACTGGTTGGTTGCTCCTTATCGCCTTATACCACTATGAAAATTCGTCAGGCGCAGACCAGCGCAACCTACATACTGCCGGACCCCGGCGAACTGAATAAACGCGTCCTGATCCGCCAGCGGGTGGATATGCCCGCGGATAACTTTGGCGTGGAGCCTCAATACCCGGTTGCGTTCCGGGCATGGGCGAAGGTTATCCAGACCAGTGCCACCACCTGGCAGGAAACCGCGCAGACCGGAGATGCCATCACCCATTACATCACCATTCGCTACCGCCGCGGGATCACTGCTGATTATGAGGTGGTCTGTGATGACAGTGTGTACCGGGTGAAACGTCAGCGCGATCTGAACGGGGCGCGGCGCTTTCTGCTGCTGGAGTGTACGGAACTGGGCGAATTTACGCAGAGTCACGGAGGCAGCAATGGCGACTCCCTTTTTTCACGTTGATGTTCAGCAGCCCGCGGAGATGCGCTTTAACCGCGCCCGTGTCCGGCGGGCGTTTGTCACGATTGGGCAGCGTCATATGCGTGATGCCCGTCGGCTGGTGATGCGCCGTGCGCGGTCGGCACCGGGTGAAAACCCCGGTTATCAGACCGGACGCCTGGCTCGTTCGATTGGTTACATGGTGCCGAGAGCCAGTAAAAAGCGAGCCGGTTTTATGACACGCATTGCCCCTAACCAGCGCAACGGGAAGGGGAACCGGATGATCTCTGGTGACTTCTATCCGGCGTTTCTGTTTTTTGGTGTCCGGGGAGGAGCAAAACGTCGTCGTAGTCATCATCGTGGTGCATCCGGTGGCAGCGGCTGGCGGCTGGCTCCACGTAATAACTTTATGGTGGAAACTCTTGAAAAGAACCGCAGCTGGACACGCTATTTTCTGGCGCGGGAATTACGTAAATCACTGAAGCCGGAGCGACGACGCAGATGAAACTGACGCCTGTTATTGCTGCGCTGCGTGCCCGCTGCCCGTATTTTGAAAACCGGGTGGCAGGCGCGGCACAGTTCAAAAATCTGCCGGAGGTCGGAAAGCTGAGACTCCCGGCGGCATATGTTGTACCGGGTGATGATTCTCCGGGAGAAAACAAAAGCCAGACCGACTACTGGCAGGAGCTGAAAGAGGGCTTCTCCGTGGTTGTCATACTGAGTAACGGGCGTGATGAGCGCGGTCAGTTTGCCTCGTATGATGTGGTGGACGATGTCCGGCAAATGCTCTTTAAGGCCCTGCTGGGCTGGAACCCGGAAGCGTGCGGTAACCCGATTACCTATGACGGCGGCACGCTGCTGGATCTGAATCGTCATGAGCTGATTTATCAGTTCGATTTTTCGGTCATCAGCGAGCTGACCGAAGACGATACCCGCCAGCAGGATGACCTGAACAGTCTGGATGAACTGCGAACGCTGGCGATTGATGTTGATTATCTCGATCCCGGTAACGGGCCTGACGGCGATATCGAACATCACACCGAAATAACCCTTCCTTCCTGAGAATCTTCATGTTTGTGAAACCTGTTAAAGGGCGGTCAGTTCCTGACCCTGCCCGCGGCGACCTTTTGCCCGCCGAAGGGCGAAATGTTGACGAGAACAACTACTGGCTGCGCCGTGAAGCAGCGGGTGATATCCGGCGCGTGAATAAAAAGGTGAATACCGATGACGATAAGCTTTAACACCATTCCGTCGAATACGCTGGTTCCGTTGTTTTATGCGGAAATGGATAACTCGGCGGCGAATACTGCACAGGACAGCGGAGCATCGCTGCTGATTGGTCATGCCAATAACGGTGCAGAGATTGTTGCCAACAGTCTGGTACTGATGCCGTCGGCAGACTATGCACGCCAGATTTGTGGTGCGGGAAGTCAGCTGGCGCGTATGGTCGAGGCTTATCGCCAGACCGACCCGTTTGGTGAGCTGTATGTGATTGCCGTTCCTGAATCCACAGGCGCGGCGGCAACGGTTACGCTGACGGTGACCGGGGCGGCAACCGAAACCGGCACGGTGAATGTCTATGTGGGACGTACCCGCGTGCAGGCTCCGGTGACCAACGGCGATAACGTCACGACGATTGCCAGCAGTATCAAAGATGCCATCAATGCCGTTCCGGCCCTGCCGTTTACGGCTTCATCTTCGGCAGGCGTGGTCACACTGACCGCGCGTCATAAGGGGCTTTGCGGGAATGAAATTCCTGTCAGCCTCAATTACTACGGCTTTGGTGGGGGCGAAGTGCTGCCAGCGGGCGTACAGATTGCCGTGGCGACGGGTACCGCCGGAACGGGTGCTCCGGTTCTCACCGGCGCGGTGGCTGCAATGGCGGATGAGCCGTTTGATTATATCGGCCTGCCGTTCAACGACACGGCCTCCGTTAACACGCTGGTGACCGAGATGAACGATACCAGCGGTCGCTGGAGCTATGCGCGTCAGCTGTATGGTCATGTGTATACGGCAAAGATCGGCACGCTGTCAGAACTGGTGACCGCAGGTGACCAGTTTAACCAGCAGCACATTACCCTGGCGGGGTACGAAAAAGAGACCCAGACGCCTGCCGACGAACTGGCGGCAAGCCGTACCGCCCGCGCTGCGGTGTTTATTCGCAACGATCCGGCACGTCCCACGCAGACCGGTGAGCTGGTGGGTATGCTGCCTGCGCCGAAGGGGAAACGGTTCACGATGACCGAACAACAGACCCTGCTGTCTCATGGCGTGGCAACGGCGTATGTCGAAAGCGGGGTACTGCGCATTCAGCGTGATGTCACCACGTACAGGAAAAACGCTTACGGGGTTGCGGATAACAGCTACCTAGACAGTGAGACTCTGCATACCAGCGCGTATGTACTGCGCAAACTGAAATCCGTCATTACCAGTAAGTACGGGCGTCACAAGCTTGCCAGTGACGGTACCCGCTTTGGTCCCGGTCAGGCGATTGTCACCCCGGCGGTGATCAAAGGGGAACTGCTGGCAACCTACCGTCAGCTTGAGCGTGCGGGGATCGTGGAAAACTACGCACTGTTTAAGCAGTACCTAGTTGTGGAGCGTGATGCCAGCGATCCGAACCGCCTGAACACGCTGTTCCCGCCTGACTATGTTAACCAGTTGCGTGTCTTTGCCGTGGTTAACCAGTTCCGTCTTCAGTATTCAGAGGAGTCCGCATAATGGCCCGTATCGGGGGAACCTGTTATTTCAAAATTGACGGTCAGCAGCTATCGCTGACCGGCGGCATTGAGGTGCCCATGAACAGGACGGTCAATGATGACATCATCGGCCTGGACGGTTCAGTGGACCGCAAGGAAACTCACCGTGCGCCTTATGTCAAAGGGACCTTCAAGGTGCCGAAGAATTTTCCGGTGAGCAAAATCACCTCGTCTGATGAGATGACCATCACTGCCGAGCTGGCGAACGGTCAGGTCTATGTACTGTCGTCTGCCTGGCTGCACGGCGAAGCGAACCATAATGCCGAAGAAGGCACGGTCGATCTTGAGTTCCACGGTGAAGAAGGGGATTACCAGTAATGAAAGAGCTTGAGTTAAAGAAACCGATTACCGCTCATGGCGAGACACTCTCCGTACTGGAGTTTGATGAGCCCACCGGGAAAGATGTCCGCGAGCTGGGGTATCCCTACCAGATGAATCAGGATGAGTCCGTCAGACTTCTGGCGCATGTGGTGTCGAAATACATTGTGCGGCTGGCGAAAGTGCCGCAAAGCTCTGTCGACCAGATGTCTCCGGCAGACCTGAATGCAGCGGCGTGGCTTGTGGCTGGTTTTTTCCTCCAGGCCTGACGGCTGAATACCTCACTGATCGCTTCTTTGACTGCGCCAGCTACTGGCGCATTAATCCCTTCGAATTGCTGAATATGCCGATCAGTGAAATTCCCTTGCTGGTCAGTCAGGCAAACAGGATAGAGCAGGAGAAACGCACACATGGCTGAATTTGAGCTTAAGGCGTTGATCACCGGTGTCGACAGGCTTTCTCCCGCGCTGTCGAAAATGCAAAAGAAAATCCGGGGATTTAAACGCCAGGCGGAAGAAGCGTCACAGGGTGGGCTGGCGCTTGGTGGAGGACTGGCAGCGGGGCTGACGCTTTCCCTGAAATCTTATGCCGATCAGGAAAACGCCGCTACCGGGCTGAAAGTCGCCATGATGGATGCGAACGGCGAGGTTGGAAAGAGCTTTCAGGACATCAATAAACTGGCTATTGGCCTGGGTAACCAGCTACCCGGTACAACGGCTGATTTCCAGAACATGATGCAGATGCTGGTGCGTCAGGGGATCCCGGCAGAAAACATTCTGGGTGGTGTGGGTAAAGCGACAGCTTATCTTGCGGTACAACTGAAAAAAACACCGGAAGCGGCTGCTGAGTTTGCTGCAAAGATGCAGGATGCTACCGGAACGGCGTCAGAAGACATGATGGGGCTGTTCGACACTATCCAGAAGGCGTTTTATCTGGGCGTTGACGATACCAACATGTTGTCCTTCTTCACTAAAACCAGTTCTGTTCTGAAGATGGTGAACAAGGACGGTCTTCAGGCTGCACAGAGCCTTGCCCCCATCAGCGTCATGATGGATCAGATGGGGATGAACGGGGAGTCGGCAGGTAATGCCCTGCGAAAAGTTATCCAGTCCGGATTAAGTGTTAAGAAAATCAGGGACGTCAATAAAGTCATGGCCCGCCAGAAACTCGGGGTACAGCTCGATTTTACTGACGGCAAAGGAAGTTTTGGCGGTCTTGATAACATGTTCAGGCAACTGGCAAAGTTGCGAAAACTGACCGACGTTAAGCGAACAGGCGTACTTAAGGCAATATTTGGTGATGATGCCGAAACCCTTCAGGTGGTCAATGCCCTGATCGATAAAGGAAAGGATGGCTACGATCAGATCCAGCAGAAGATGAATAAACAGGCCAGCCTGAATAAACGTGTTCAGGCTCAGCTTGGTACGCTGTCCAACCTGTGGGAGGCAATGACGGGGACCGCAACTAACGGTCTTGCAGCTATTGGCGGCGCATTTTCTGGTGACGCTAAAAATATCACGCAATGGCTGGGGGAGTTGGGGGAAAAATTCACGAAGTTTGCGGATGAAAATCCCCGGGTTATTCGCGGCGTCGTCGGGCTTGCTGCCGGTCTTGCGATTCTGAAACTGGGATTGATGGGCGTTGGCGGTGCCATCAGTATTGTCAGCAGGATCATGTCGATGACGCCGATTGGCATGATTGCGACGGCGATAGCCCTGGCTGCGGGATTAATTATCACTAACTGGGATGTTGTCGGACCTTATTTTAAGAAACTCTGGGAAACCATTGGTCCTTATTTTGAGGCTGGCTGGGAACTCCTTAAGAAAGTTTTTGCCTGGTCGCCGCTGGGGATGGTGATCAATAACTGGGGGCCGGTTGTTAAGTGGTTTCAGGATATGTGGGACAAGCTGAAGCCAATTATTGAGTGGTTTACCGACAGTTCCGGTGACACGGTCGATGCCATTAACTCTGCGCAGTGGGGCGCGGGTGCTTATGATGCTTATGGGACGGGAATACCGACGCGGGGATACACACCTTATCCGGCGGTAGATCCGGCTCAGTCAAACAACGCCTCCGATGCCACAGGCCCGAATCCCTTCATGATTAACAAAGCTATCGCGCCAAAAGTTGATGGCGAGATCAAGGTTTCATTTATGAATATGCCACCAGGTCTGCGGGTTACGGAAACACGTTCCAGTGGCATTGATATTAATCACGATGTTGGGTACACCAGATTTAGGTAAAGACGAACAGGGAGGGTCGCCCCCCCTGAACTTACTGTGCGAACACGCAATTTCGGCCTGATGGGGAGCCGACAATTCTGGACATTTTTTCGCAAATAACAGTTACTTGTTCTCCTTTTTTAAGAGCAGCAGCTGTTGATTTTTCAGAGTCTTGCATCTCCATTCTTGCTGGCATGAATTCATTTTCAGTTCTGAATTTAATAATTATAGAGTCAGTAAAGTCCTTATCAATGGATTGTACGATACCTCTAACGGCGATTAATTTACCTTTTAACTGTTCATCGGTAGCGACTTCATTTTCTTCATACTCTTTAAACAGCTGTCGAGCAGTAGTGTTGTAGATTTCTTTTTGCGGTGCCGCAGCTTCCGTATCGGATGAGTATGAAGAATTAGAGCCTTTATCGTTATTGCCTGCAAAATATCCAATAATCACCAACCCGATGAAAATATATAAAATCCATTTTAATAATTTCTTCATGTTATCACCTTAATGCTAATAATTTATATAGTTACAAATGGTAATGGCTACCACTACAAATTATGGCATTACCAGTAAATATTACTACTGATAATAAATATGGGACTTATATGACGTGGAAAGACAGGCTTCAGGATGCGTCATTTCGCAGCGTGCCGTTTAAGGTTGAAGAAGAAAGTGCGGGAACCGGTCGCCGTGTGGAAACACATGAATACCCGAACCGCGACAAGCCCTATACCGAAGATCTGGGAAAAGTCACTTTCCGCCCGTCCATCACAGCTTATGTGGTGGGAGATGACTGCTTTGACCAGCGCGATCGCCTGATTGAAGCGCTGAATAAACCCGGTCCCGGCACGCTTGTCCACCCGACATATGGTGAGCTGAAAGTCTGTGTTGACGGGGAAGTTCGGGTCAGCACATCGAAAAGTGAAGGGCGTATTGTCCGCTTTGACCTGAAGTTTGTCGAAGCAGGAGAACTCTCTTACCCCACATCAGGTGCGGCGACGGCGCAGACGCTGATGTCATCCTGTTCTGCACTGGATGACTGCATCAGTGACAGCTTCAGCGGTTTCAGTATCGATGGTGTGGCGGATTTCGTGCAGAACGACGTTATCGGTAATGCCAGCATAATGCTGGGGTATGTTTCTGATGCGATGAAAGTGGTGGATTCTGCCGTATCGGATGCCGCCAGGCTGTTGCAGGGGGATATCTCGGTACTTCTGCCGCCGCCATCGTCAGGCAAAAATTTCGTTGAGCAGGTGCAGAAAATGTGGCGTACCGGGAAACGCCTTTATGGTAACGCCAGCGACCTGGTCACCATGATCAAAACGCTTTCCGGTGTCAGCCTCGGCAGCGATCTGCAACCGCGCGGCGTCTGGAAAACGGACAGTAAAACCACCGCCACGGCGACGCAGCAGCGTAACGTGGTTGCCAGCACCCTTCGTACGACCGCAATCAGCGAAGCGGCGTATGCCGTCACCCGATTGCCTGCGCCAATAACTTCCGCGGTGATGCAGAATTCCGCAGTGGGGCAGGCAACAACACCCGCGCAGAGCACTGGCTGGCCTTCCGTCACGCATCCGGCACTGAACAATGCACCGGCGGTGAAAAACACGGTTGACCTGCCGACGTGGGAAGAACTGACTGACATTCGCGACACACTGAATACGGCAATTGATAAGGAGTTGTCCCGTACAACCAGTGATGCGCTGTTTCTGGCGCTGCGCCGGGTGAAAGCAGATCTGAATGCGGATATCAACACGCGCCTTGAACAGTCTGCACGGATCATTCAGCGCACACCGGATGAGGTTTTACCCGCGCTGGTGCTGGCGGCGACCTGGTTTGATAACGCGGCGCGTGACGCGGACATTATCCGGCGTAATGCCATTACGCATCCCGGCTTTGTGCCGGTGATCCCTCTGAAGGTGCCAGTGCAATGAACGACAATGTCACGCTACGGGTAAATGGCCGGGAGTGGAATGGCTGGACATCGGTGCGCATCGGTGCCGGTATTGAACGGCTGGCGCGGGATTTCAGTGTGGAGATCACTCGCCAGTGGCCGGGAGATGAGGGTATCACCACGCTTCAGCCGCGCATTAAAAACGGTTCAAAAGTGGAAGTGCTGATTGGTGATGAGCTGGTGATTACCGGCTGGGTGGAGGCGACTCCCGTTCGTTACGATGCCCGTTCGGTCAGCACCGGTATTGCCGGACGTAGTCTGACGGCTGACCTGATTGACTGTGCAGCCGAACCGACACAGTTTAACGGACGCTCGCTGGTGCAGATTGCGCAGGCGCTTGCTGCGCCTTTCGGCATTGAGGTGGTGAACAGCGGTGCGCCATCGGGTGTTATTCCTGATGTTCAGCCTGATCACGGTGAAACGGTGATTGAGGTAATCAACAAAATACTCGGTCAGCAGCAGGCGCTGGCTTACGACGACCCGCACGGCAGGCTGGTGATTGGCGGTATTGGCTCAACGCGGGCACATACCGCGCTGGTACTTGGGGAAAACATCCTTTCCTGTGATACGGAGAAGAGTATCCGGGAGCGGTTTTCTGTTTACCAGGTGGCGGGGCAGCGTGCCGGAAACGACGATGATTTCGGTGAGGCCACCACCACCGCGCTGCGGGCCCGCACAGAGGACGCATTTATTGCCCGTTACCGTCCGATGTATATCAGGCAGACAGGGCAGGCTACGGGGGCAGGCTGTATTGCGCGTGCTGACTTTGAAGCCCGGCAACGGGCGGCGCGGACGGATGAAACCACCTATGTGGTGCAGGGCTGGCGACAGGGTAACGGTACGCTGTGGCAGCCCAACCAGCGGGTGATTGTCTTCGATCCGGTCTGTGGTTTCGACAATACCGAACTGCTTGTCTCGGAAGTCACGTTTACTCAGGACCAGAACGGCACCCTGACGGAAATCCGTGTCGGCCCGCCTGATGCTTATCTGCCTGAACCCGAAGATCCCGGCGCGCGGAAAAAGAAAAAAGCCAGAGTACAGGAGGACCCGTTCTGATGAGGACGATTGAAGCCATGCAGCGACAACTTCTCGGCCTGATTGGGCGGGCAGTGGTGAAAAGCATCAGTGCCGCCACGAAATGTCAGACCGTGGATGTGTCCCTGATTGCCGGTGAACCCAAAGCCGGGGTTGAACATCTTGAACCCTACGGTTTTACCGCAAGGGCAAACAGCGGTGCGGAAGCGGTGGTGTTGTTTCCGGATGGCGACCGTTCTCATGCGGTGGTTGTTACGGTGTCGGACCGGCGCTACCGCCTGAAAGGGCTGCAGACGGGTGAGGTGGCTGTCTATGACGATCAGGGGCAGTCTGTGACGCTGACCCGGGAGGGGATCGTGGTGGACGGTGCAGGTAAAACGATCACGTTTCGCAATGCGCCCAGAGCACGTTTTGAAATGGACCTTGAAGTGACCGGACAGGTGAAAGACCTGTGCGACTCCGGCGGCACTACCATGTCAGCGATGCGGCTTGCCTATAACGGGCATCGTCACAGAGAGAACGGTCAGGGCAGTAACACCGACAAACCTGATAAAGCGATGGAGGCATGATGGAACTGTGGCTGACGGTGAACGGTAAACGCACCTGCGCCAGCGCACCGCTGGATCCGCTGACCCGCGCCGTGGTGATTTCCCTGTTTACCTGGCGGCGGGCGGAGCCTGATGACAACGCCGACGTCCCGATGGGATGGTGGGGGGATACCTGGCCTGCGGTACAGAATGACCGTTACGGCTCCCGACTGTGGCTGCTTCAGCGCAGCAAACTGACCAATCAGCTGGTGCAGACGGTAAGGGGGTATATCCGCGAATGCCTGCAATGGATGATTGATGACGGCGTGGTGTCCCGTATTGATCTGGATATCCGCCGCACCGGGATTAATGAGCTGGGTAACAGTATCACCCTCTGGCGTCGTGACGGACCGGTAATGATTTCTTTTGATGATCTGTGGAGTGCGATAACGCATGGCGGACAGTGAATTTCAGCGCCCGACGCTGGCAGAAAATATCAGTATGCTCCGTAACGATTTATTCGCCAGGCTGGACGTCAGCGACACGCTCCGGCGCATGGATGAAGACGTGCGGGCAAAGGTGTATGCGGCGGCGCTGCATACGGTTTACGGTTACATCGATTATCTGGCAATGAACATGCTGCCTGACCTGTGCGATGAGTCCTGGCTGGCGCGACATGCTGCGATGAAACGGTGTCCGCGCAAGGGGGCCACGGCTGCCAGCGGGTATATGCGCTGGGAAGGTGTCAGCGATGGCCTGAAGGTGACCGCCGGGAGCGTGATTCAGCGCGCTGACCTGGTTCAATACACGGCAACTGCTGATGCAACCAGCTCCGGTGGTGTCCTGCGCGTGCCGATCACTTGCTCAAGTGCAGGCGCGGTCGGTAACGCTGACGACGGTACGGCATTAATCCTGGTCACGCCGGTGAATGGTCTGCCGTCTTCCGGTGTTGCAGATACCCTGACTGGCGGATTCGATACTGAAGATCTGGAAACGTGGCGCGCCCGCGTCATTGAGCGGTATTACTGGACGCCTCAGGGCGGGGCTGACGGGGACTATGTCGTCTGGGCTAAAGAAGTGCCCGGCATTACCCGCGCATGGACATACCGTCACTGGATGGGAACGGGAACTGTCGGTGTGATGATTGCCAGCAGTGACCTGATTAATCCCATTCCGGAAGAATCAACGGAAACGGCGGCAAGACAACATATCGGGCCACTGGCCCCGGTGGCAGGCTCTGATTTGTATGTCTTCAGGCCGGTGGCGCATAAAGTGGATTTTCATATCCGCGTGACGCCGGACACACCGGAAATACGGGCTGCCATCACCGCCGAGTTGCGTTCGTTCCTGCTGCGTGATGGTTATCCGCAGGGAGAACTGAAGGTGTCGCGTATCAGTGAGGCGATTTCCGGTGCGAACGGGGAATACAGCCATCAGTTGTTTGCACCGGCAGACAATATCTCCATTGCAAAAAATGAACTGGCGGTACTGGGGACGATTTCATGGACGTGACAAACGATGATTACATCCGTCTGTTGTCGGCACTGTTGCCCCCCGGTCCGGCGTGGTCAGCCAGCGATCCGGCGATTGCCGGTGCGGCACCGTCATTAACCCGCGTTCATCAGCGTGCGGATGCCCTGATGCGGGAGCTGGATCCGCGCACCACCACCGAACTGATAAATCGCTGGGAGCGTCTGTGCGGCCTGCCGGATGAATGTATTCCCGCAGGGACACAGACCCTTCGCCAGCGTCAGCAACGACTGGATGCGAAGGTTAACCTGGCGGGCGGCATCAATGAGGATTTTTACCTTGCACAGCTTGCTGCCCTGGGCAGACCAGACGCCACCATCACGCGATACGACAAAAGCACGTTCACCTGCTCATCGGCCTGTACTGACGCGGTGAATGCGCCGGAATGGCGGTATTACTGGCAGGTCAACATGCCAGCCGCCACCAACACCACCTGGATGACATGTGGCGATCCCTGTGATTCCGCACTGCGTATCTGGGGCGACACCGTTGTCGAGTGTGTGCTTAACAAACTCTGCCCGTCGCATACCTACGTAATTTTTAAATATCCGGAGTAATCCATGCATCGTATAGACACGAAAACCGCGCAGAAGGATAAGTTCGGCGCGGGTAAGAACGGTTTTACCCGTGGTAATCCCCAGACTGGTACGCCTGCCACCGATCTGGATGATGACTACTTTGACATGTTGCAGGAGGAGCTTTGCAGCGTTGTGGAGGCATCCGGTGCCAGCCTGGAGAAGGGGCGGCATGACCAGTTGCTTACCGCACTTCGCGCACTGCTGTTAAGCCGCAATAATCCGTTTGGTGATATCAAATCGGACGGCACGGTACCAACGGCTCTCGAAAACCTTGGTTTGGGAGAA